TTCAGCTGTTAGGATTTCTCCACTATCTTTAAATTTAAAACCACATTGGTCTTGCAATCCACCAGTTACGTTTACAATAATTGGAGTTCCAGCCATTATTGATTCAGCGGTTGTCAATCCAAATCCTTCATTACCTGCTATGTTGATTGTACAATCAGCCATATTATATAGGTAATTCAATTCATCGGTATTTCTTCGTTTGTCTGAGAATATGATATTACACTTAGGTGCTAATGTTTCAACAACTTTTGGTAAATCGGTACCATTTTGGTCAATTGGTTGAGTGTGCATTACCAATGCAACTTTAGATGCTTTTTCTTCTCCAATTCTATCACAAAATTCTTTGAATGCCATAATCACATCCGCAGGTTGTTTTCTTCTAATATTTCTATTTGACCAGAAGAATACAAAATCATATTCGTTACCTTTTAGAATTTCAGAACGAAACTCAGCTGGTACATCAGCTGGAAAGTATTCTTTAGGATTGATTCCATGTGGTACATAACCAACTTGCCAATCTGAATGAGGTTTCCAAGTTGGTTTATCAGTTAATGCGGTTAAACGAGAAACAATACCATAGGTTTGACGAGAGATACAGCCAATCCAATCACAACTTTCGTAATAATTACGATTATATAATGGGTCTGGTAAATCATCCCAAATTGCGTAGAATAAGATTGGAACATTTTGTCTTATCTCATGCTCCATATCATATAACCAAATCCAATAGCGTGGGTCAGTAAAGTGGAGGATTGCATCAGGTTGTTCTGAATTAATTAATTGTCTAATTAAGTCTTGGTCACCATAGCCAGTCCAAGGTAGAATTTTTACACTAGCATCCTCCACACCAGTTCGTTTGGCGATATCAGCTGATACATCTAAAATCTTACCTTTTTCAGGGTGGTCAATTGCGGCTCCAACTTGAAACCAATCGTACTTATCAACAGTACCCATTACCAATGCTTTACTCATAGTAGCGATACCACTCGCCATTCTTAAATCATCGGAAAGAAGAAGAATCTTTTTCTTTTTACTCATAACTTATTAAAATAACTTTTTTAAAATTGTGAACCTGAAATTTGTAACTTTAAATATTCATTCATTTCTTGTCTGAATTCTTCATCAGTTACATATCTTTCAACTGTTCGATTTACTAATTTCTGCAACGTTACATCTGATTCAAATGATACTCTTTTAAAATTCGAATATACTCCTTTTAAAATTTTAACCGTTGTTAATTTTGTTTCTATATCCATAGTGTTACATATAATTTATATATATAAGTATATAGATATTTATTTTTCATTAATTTTTCTTATCACATAATCCCCTAGCTCCAAACTCACAAAACTTACAATTTTTTTGCCGTTCACCTGGTTGTTTTGGATAATCAATATCTCTGAATTTACCCTCATCATCAAATACAGTATCAACAAATTCTATAAACTCATTGTAAATTTTGTTTACAGTTGGTTTACCATTTGCTGGAATATGTTTTGACATATATGGGATTGGGAATGGTGCATCTTCATATAGTTTTCTTCTCATAATCTGATACTCCACCTTTATCTTATCCAATGGGATGTTGAATAACTCAGAATAGTATTTTTTGTATAGAACAATCTGAGCGTTTTTGAACTTATCAGCCTTAGCGTACTTATTCCAACCCATTGTTGATGTTTTCAAATCGATAATGATGATTGAGTTATCTGATAAATCTCTCATAACAACATCAATAAATCCAATGAATTGTACACCCTCTTTAATCTTAGCGTTTAGAGGAATCTCAATTCCTACTAACTCAAATCCAGTCTTTGTATAGAATTTATCTATCTTTGCCTTAAACCACTCTAAAATCCTTCTACCATCTCCATAGAACTCTTCTAACTCTAACTGAGTACATATGGTTCCTTCGGATAGTTTTTCGGTTTCTTTGGTATATTCCTTTCTCATCCAGTCCAACAACAATTTATCGGTATCGATTTCCATTGCTTGTTTCTTAGAAACCCCATACATTACCGAAAGGAAATGTTGGATTGTTTCGTGAATGGAAGTTCCAAAAATTGTATATATGTTAGCCGATGATTCCCCCAACTTATCAATGTATCTCAACTTATATTGTTGAGGACACGATGAATATGTTGAATATTGGGAAAAACTTACTCTTGCCATAACTTTACTTTTGTTATACAAATATACGAAAAAAGTTTGGGATTACCAAACTTTTCTCATTTTTATTATACTTTAATTTTTAGCTTCTTAATTATCTTTGGTTCAACACCATAATCTTCAGCTAACTGAATGATACGTTCTTTACCACTTTTAGAGTTATATAGAATCTTCAAATAATCCTCTGCTTCTAACTTAGATACCTCATAGTGTTTAGCTACTAACTCAACTAACCAACCTTCATACTTATCAGCAGTTTTAGGTTTCATATACTTCATAAAGTGTCTACCCTTTGGAAGTAAATCTATTAAGGCAAGATATGCTGCTTTAGGAGGTACCTCTTGCAAAAGTGGTTGAACAGTTGCAATAGTTTCCGTCCATTCATATTTCATAGATAGAAATCTAAACAGCATATAGTTACTCCACGTTTTTTTATCAGATTCTTCTAGCTTATCCCAATACTTTGGGTCTTGTTCATTGGTTACCGATTTTACATGGTCAAATAAGGTTTTACTAGCCATTATTCTCGTCAGCTTTGTTTTTATCCATTTGTAGTAATGCTTTCATTTGGTCAGGCATTAACTCCTCAACAGGTTCTCCACAATTTCCACAAAGAAATACTTCCATTGGTACTACTACATCTTGCGTTGTACCAGTAATCAACTTAGATATCTTTCTAAATTTTGAACCATCTACAAATGTATCATATCCACATTCCGCACATACGATTGGTTTAGATTTACCTAAATCAATTTTAGGTTGTTGTTGTGTTGTTTGTTCTGATGCTGTTTGTGGCTTTCCACCACCCATTCCGATTACTTTTGCCATCTTAAATTAAGTTTAATATTTCGATTAATGTTGCTGCCATTGGAATTTCCTTATCAATAGAATGGAAATGTCTTGTCTGTCCTTCCGATAATGCTATGATAACATTTGCTGTATTAGATGGAGCGTATTCATCTACCTTATCATATAGAAGTGTAAACAATTCGGTAAAATCAGTTACTCTACTATCAATAATAGTTTGTCTCATAGTCATATATTTGTTTCTCTTATCATCTTTTGATTTAAGAATATCCAAAACTTTCATTTTGTAATCATTCTCCAATAGATTCTGAGTATCCACTTGTAATTTACCTTTGTTTGAGTTCAATTGACAGGTATTGATAATCTTACGAATATCAGGGTAACCCGCATCAATAATTGGAACTAAATCCTTTGGTTCAAATGTTACACCTTCTGCTCCCAAAATCTTTGAGATTTGAACTGCAACATCTTTTTTAGTTGGAGGTACAATTTGGAAAGATTGGCAACGAGATTGAATTGGTTCAATTACCTTCTCAACATAGTTACAAGTCAAAATGAATCTACAATGTTGTGAGAACGTTTCCATTAAGTTACGAAGAATTGCTTGTGCGTTTGGAGACATGTAATCAAACTCATCTAAGATAATAATCTTCCACTTTTTGAATCCCATTGAGGATGCGAAGTTCTTTACCTTATTACGGACTGTATCCACATTGTTCTCATCAGATGCGTTGATTACCATATAATCACAATCAACCGATTTTACGATTAGTTTAGCCAATGTAGTTTTACCAGTACCGGCTCTACCATAAAGGAGTAGGTGTGGTACATCACCACTTTCTAAGTAACCTTCTACCTTTGATTTAAGATGTTCGTTACCTACATAATCTTCCAAGCGGACAGGACGGTAGGATTCCACCCATAAACTATTATCTACTTTTTCTTCTACGTTTTGTTCGAAAAATGCCATTTATTATTTTTATTTTTATTTATTATCTACCTACTTCAGATAAACGTTGTTCTTTAAAATCTTCCCACTGTGTACCAATACCATCTATGTAAAAAAGGTTTTCTGGCTTCAACCTACCCTCATCATGTAATTTAGAGTATCGTTTGATTGCTTGCTTCTTCCACCATTTGTTGATGTAATCAGTACCATCAGAAAACTTCTTTTTCATTACCAATTCAGATTCTTCAATTTCTGAACGTAGGAACTCCGGTCCGTTTTCATACATCATAGCAAGATATACACCTCTTTTGAATCCATGATGATATTCGGATGCCTTAATACCACACTCTTTGAAAATCTGAGTTAGAATCTTTTGCTTGATACCACTTACAGGTCCACTAGCCCCTTCACCAGTACCCATACTCTTACCATTACGAATTCTTTCGTTTGTAATAGCAGTTGCGTACCAATCAGCACGATTCTCTTTTATCCATTGGTGCCATGGGTCATAAAACTCATCATCAGGTTTTAAAGAAATCTTCCCAGCGGATTCCCCCAACGTTTTGAAGTGAGGGATTCCGTTATACTGAGAATGAATTCCATAAAGGGAAGTTGTACCTACT